TTTTTCGCCGCCTTCGACGCTGTCCGCTTCGGCCAACTTGTTTTTGAGGGCGCTTAAAGTTTCATTTTCCGGCAAGGCTTCCGACAATGATGAAACTATATCGAGCAAACCTTTTCTTATCGCATTGAGGAACTGGTAGAAAAGTGCCTTGATTTTATCCGCAATCAGAACGGCAGTATTGTAAACACCGTCCAGTTCGTTTTTGAAAATAACAGCGTTTTCGTAAGCTGTTAAAACGGTATCGAGAATGTCGTAGGTTAATTGCTTTTCCCATTCCACAAACTGTTTAACACCGTCTTCGGCACTACCAGTTTCACTCCACATTTCGAACCAACTTCGCTTAATGTCGTTTATGATTCCCGCCTCAAATTCTGCGTTTGCCACGGCCATGTTGCTTTCGGCTTTTGCTTTCTTATACATTTCGTCCCATATCGCGGCGGAACCTATTATGTTGTCTGCGGCCTCTTTCTGAGATTCCTCGGTTCGGGACGATGCGCGGTCAGCCAGAACTACATAATAGTCTTCGACCGCTTTCAGCGCGTTTATGAATTTGTCCGAAGTGAACTCACGTGTCCGCCCGGATTCGAGCAACTGCTTTCTGCTCATTCCGGTTTGTTGTAATAAGTCGCGGACGAAGCCCGGGGCACTGTTCAGCAAGGGCTTAATGTCGAGAATGTCCGCGTAGCCTTTGGACAAAATCTGCATACCCTGATAGCGTACAGTTTCGTATTCCGCTTTGCTCAATCCGTTCATTTTTGAAATCGCCGCAAGCGCCTTGCTAAAGTCGAACGCTTCCGCCTCGTTCGCAAATGTTCCGCCGGAATCTTTCGTTCCGAGAAGGTGCAACCATTCGACCGCAGACTTTGTGATGTCCCGTCCGGGTAGTCCGCCCCTATACATTTCAAGTTCTTTCCCGCGCATTGCGTAAATTTTTTCGTCTATCTGCCTGATGTTTCTGGGGTCAACACCAAACATTTCGTATGACATCTGCATTTTACGTCTAAGTTCAGTAGACTCTCTAGCTCGCTCTGTTGCTATCTCGTTTAATATCTCTCTTATTTCGTCCACACGTTCTGAAAGTTTACCAAGTCCCGCAACCACAAGCGTTGCCGCCGCGCCGATTGCAAGTCCTATCGGTCCGCCCGCAGCACTTCCAATAAGTCCACCGGCCATCTCACTTCCAAACATCGAGCCAATCATTCGTCCTGTCGCCAGACCACCTATACCTCGCCCGATTCTGCCCATTCCCATGAACGAGTCCATAAGACCCTCCGTAATGAGGTGTGGCGAACGTGCGGTGTTCATCGGGGTTGTGGCTTTCCCCATAGATTCCCATAAAGGCCTGAGAAGTCCGTTCTTTGCCGCCAGTCTGTCCATTCTTTGCTGCCAGTCTGTGCGACGCGAGGACGTAACTGTTACATTTTTTTCAGTCTTTTTCTTTACAACTTCCGCGTCCGCCACCGTTTTCTTTACTGCGACACTATCTGCTTTTACTCTTTTTACAGTAAGCTCGGATTCGAGCCGTCTGTCCTGCGCACGCCAAACTCTAGTCCTTTCCTCTTCACGGCGCATAGTCGAGATGTCTCTTGTGGTAACAACTGTTGGTCCGGCAGTTTCTTTTCTCGCCCTGGCCACGTCTGCGGCGGCGACGGTTGTTCCGACAGACCTTCGCCTTGAACGACTTCCAGTTCCAATCATTGTTCCGTCGGCAGTCTGTGGTATAACTTTAGTTTTACTTAATTCTCTATTAAGACCTTTTATAGTCTCAGTAGTTTTTTGTCCAACTTTTGTGACTTCGAGCAACGCTTTTTCTATATCGGACAACGCTTTAGACGCCTGGTCCTCGATAGTGATATTCCCCTCTATCAGTTTTTGTCCGGCCATAGCAAAACCTCCACATTAAGGTAACAAACTCCGCAAAATGGCGGGACTTGATATTACCCTAATGTGGTTTGGAAATAAACAAAAGGCGCAAACGCCGCTTCGTCTGTGCCTTGCCACCGCCGGTCTGTGCCTTGCCACCGCCGGTCTGTGCCTTGCCACCGCCGGTCTGTGCCTACCGCCGGTCTGTGCCTTGCCACCGCCGGTCTGTGCCTACCGCCGTTTTCTCTGTTTCATCTTTGCATCACGTTCAGCATTCTTTCTCTGCGTTTCTGCCACTTCCACTATGTCCTCAAGAAACGCAAATATCACGCCCTTCTGAAAGTCGTCCATTTCGACAACTGTGTCGGGCAATGTGCCAAACTTTTCAAACATATATCTCGCTATGATAGTATCAATGTCAGTTTTGTTCTTTAACAGTTCCTTCGTCGTCTGGTAAGTCGTCTCGAAACGGGTCTTCGTTAAACCCGCTCTCTTTGAGAATTGCCTCACCGATTGAAACTATCTCACCGGGAAGGAAAATCATATTCACGCCGACCTCTCCGTTCGGAGCGCCGAATGAATCAAGAAACTCTTTTTTGGTAAAGTCTGGGTCAACGAGACAATCGAGAACGATTGCCTGTCTGTACTTATCAACATCAAAAGTTTCATTGCCGCGTTTACGTTCGATTGCCGCGCGTTTGAAGTATTTATATTTGGAATAGCTTAATCTTTTGAAAGAAACCTCTATTTCCATTCCGAAACGTGACACATAAAGTTTGCGCTTTATAATCTCCTCCGGATTTACACGGTTTTTAACTAACAAACTTTCTAATGAACTTATTGCCATACTGTCCTCCGAGTTAGAGAGCGCGTCCTGTTATAGAAAAAACCCGTCCGGTCAGGAGCAAAACGGACGGGCGAGGTAATACGCTGTATTCCATAACAGCGTGGTTTATATAACAAACCTTAATGTGGTTTGTCAACTGTCTATAAGTCACCGAAATTGACAAGCTGAGTGACGAACTTGTCTGCCCCGGTGGCACCTGTCTGAGTGAGCGCAGACGTGGCCGTCGGAGCGTAATTCTGCAACACGTCGAAGCCGTCGAAGTCGAACTCCACGTCATAATCGAGTATGCCGTCTTCAGTGTCCAGTTTGAAAAGCTGAGTTCCGTGAAGCAGTACGTCTCTCAGAACGATTGCGCGTTCGCCGCGCCCACCCGATTCCGCCGAAGACTCCGGGTCCCGCATTTCGCAGTAAATCTCGAAACGGAAGTTTCGGGAAAAATCCTTAAACTTTTTTAAGTATTCAACAAATTCGGGAGTCCCAGTGTAAAGTGTCATGGAACCGGAACCTCGCATACCGACGCCCTTGTGTCTGTGCATCATTTCGCCGATACAGCGGAACTCCTCAGTTGCCACTTCGACAGACGCGTCAATGTTTCGGCAGTCTGCCATTTTGCGCTGTTTACCGTCCTGCGTGATAAGCCAGAGCGTGCCGAGATTGGAGTTCAAAATGTCCTGTGAACGAAGATTAAAATCAGCCATAGCGACCTCCCATTTCAAACCACATTATGGTATGTCCCATAATGTGGTATGTCCCATAATGTGGTATGTCCCATAATGTGGTATGTCCCATAATGTGGTATTAAATATTATCCAAGAACTGTAACGTAACTATAAAGCTGTTCCATAGAATCAATCGGGCGTACCGTCTCGTAGGAACGAACTTTATCCACATCGTCTCCCGGCTCCACCGTTATGATGGAGTCCTCGGAAACTAGAGCGCCGAGGTCCGCAAGACGCTTGACAATCGCGAGAATCTGAGTTTTGAGCAGATTCCGTCCGGTAGAATTGTTATCAATTTTCCCGATAAACATTCTTTCCCACACGAGAACTTTTGTGTTTGAAAGTTCGTCCAGAGTGCGAATCACGCGGTTTTTGCTAAACGGCGCAGTTTTAATCTGGGTGTAAGTGTGTAAAGTGTTAATATCTTTCTCAATAACAATCTGATTGCTACTGTCTCTTGTAAACGTGAGAAGTCCGGCGCGGAGGTCTTCCTCGACATCGGGGTCCTCGTCCGGAGCGGGAATGACCGCAGTCACGTTTGCGGGCACTGGCGCGTGAGAATTACTGATATTCACGTCCGAACCTGCGGTGATTGCTGCGACAAACGCCACTGCGAACAACTGTCTGATTCTGAGTGCTTCGAGACGAAGTGCCTCTTCTGCGGGGTCAGAGTTTTCAGTTTCGAGCCAATCAATATCGTCGTCATCTACGACAAACGCCTGGAACGGGGATATAATCCCTTCATAGTCCGAGGACGCATGATTGAAGAGGACTGCCTGTCTGTACTTGCCGTGGTTTTCACGCAGATTGTTAATATAAGAATTGATAACAGTTCTGTTAGCGGCTTTACCGCAGAACGCGAGGGTGTTCCACGAAAGTTCTTTAAGACGCCCGAGAATCTTTGTAAGGTTCCCGTCACTTTCGGTCCCGTTCGTCCCACCGGCCAAATCGACGGAAGCGACTGCGGAGAGGACTGAAAGTCCCGATGCCTTAACGAACGTAATGTAGTCATTGTCTTTGATTTCAGACGGGAGCTTCACGTTCTGGTTGTCCACAACTTCGCCGTCCAGTGAAGTCTTCACGAAGAAGCCCGCCCCTTTGTATTTCCCTTCGCCGGACGACTCCGCAACGATTAAGACAGAAAGTTTGTTACCAAACGTCCCGTCGTATTTGGCGTTTGCGGAAAGAAGGGCATCCCCGACGACTGCGTCTGCACCGCCGGAAAGCGTGATTTGTTCGGTTGTCGAAAGTCCGACCGGGGAATCTCCACTGAAAACAACATAGTTCGAAAGCGGCGCAACATTCATTTCTGCCAGACCGGACGAACCCGAAATGACGCCGGAAATTTCGGCAGTCGCCAAAACGCTGCTGCCTTCGCCCATGACCGTTATTTCGATGACATCCGCAGACTTAATAGAAATCACGACCTTGAGACTGTTGCCCGAAACGCCGGGAGTGACCGCCGTCACAACGAGCGTGTTTGTCCCTCCAACGCCGTCTGAGATAGAAGCGGAACCGTGCGCCGCCACTGCCGGTGTGCCGGAACTCAGAAGGACTGCCTGCGCCTTTGTTCCGCCGTAATTGAGACGACCGATATAAATCTCGTTCACATAAGGATATACATAGTTAAGTATTCCCTTAGTGTCTGTAAACATACTGAGAGGGAAGCCTTTTGCCGAACTCCCGCCTGTAAGTATGTCGTTTGCCGTAATGTTTGTAAGCAACGCACCACTGTCTGCGTTCATAAGAACAACGACAGTCCCACGCTCGCTCATGTCCGAGGAAGCCTTCGGAACTCCCTTAATCTGGATATAACAGCCCGGACGCAATTTGTTCTCTACGAGAAAACTACCTGCTGCCATGATTTACCTCCTTCCGGAAATATTGTAACAAAACCACATTAGGGAATGTGGCGGCATTCCTTAATGTGGCAAAATACCATTTGTAAAAACTCGTTTCAAATTTGTGAAAGTTTTTGAAAGTTTGTGAAAATTTGTGCCTGCGGCCTAGTCTGTTTCGTAATGTGGTGTGTCTGCGCCGCCGATTACGCGAACGGGTCTGCGCCGCCGTCGTAGTTCCGAGTGTCGATTGACGTATTCTGGTATGTGAGTTTGAGAATATTTGAAGAGTCCCACGCCACGGCTATTCCGTTCATAACATAAAGAAAGTTTCCGTCATTAAGAAGCTGTTCACGCTGAATATCCGTCCAACTCACAGCCCGGAAAATGTTTGTGTCCAAATAGCCCTTGAAGCCGTCCCCGTTAAAAACAGTAGGTTCAGTGGAAGGGTTTGGGGAAAACACGCCTATTCCGAGAGGAGCCCACCTGCGGAGTCCACTTAAATATGAAGAACTTAAATAGTTATTAAATAAGTTAAAATCGGCGAAAATGTCAACCCTAGCCCCGGAGTCACTTGTAGGGAATTGCAGACGCTCGCCGTTCGCCTTAAAAATAGAAGCTCCACAAAAATTATTGTACCAATGGGTGTTATTATCAACATCGGAAGCCAGACGTATATATTTCAACGCTGAATCGCTGTTCTCAGCCCTTTCAGCGAGTCCAATACCACAATATTTCGCCTGTATTGAAGTGTCGTCTTCCGGATAGGACAAAGTCCCTATAAGTTTACCTATCGCGTAAGAATATCGGTTATTACCGTTTACTATTTTGTAACAGAACACTACGTCCTCTGCGTTTGTGAGGAAGACCCATTCGTATTTACGGTTATTGTCATTGTTATACGCCTCACTGTCCGCATTATTAGTGTAATAGTCGTATCGGTCTGAATACAGAAACGTAGCGTCGTCTGGTATAAAATGCGGGCTCTCACTAACTGGGGAACTTCCAAACTCACTTAGAGAACCGTCCGGAATCATTGACATACAAAGCCCAGAATTGACAGACTCATACTGCGAACCACCGTGCCACGGGACAGCCTGTGCCTGTCGGACAGTCCTTGTTCTATAATTGTAATATACCAAAAGTTTTGCATTTTTGGTCTTGGACTTCAAAACGTACCAACAGCTTTTTACTGTATCGCCGCCGTCGTAAGTCTTTATGTCCGAAATGTCCGAACAAACAGAAGTGTCGAGACGCCATCCGGCACGAATAAGTGCTTTCGCGCACCCCGCGCAAATGTCCAGTGCGTGTTGCCAGTTACCAGAACCGTTGCCAACAAAAATGTAATTTCTTGCTAAAAAACCTCCCATTTCAGTCTCCCTTCAAATTCCGGCAAAAGCCGGGTGGTGTGATTATTCCGGAACTGTCATAATTCCGCCGATTTGCCATTCCGTTTCGTCTGTGAGTTGTTCGCTGCCGCTCAGTAGTTTTCCGTCCGAAACGATGCCGAAATCCGTAAATTCTGTGCCAGTGGACGGCATACTTCCCCACAAGCGCATTGTACCAGTGATTCCCTGTCCGTCAAAGTCCGGAACAGAAGGTTCCGGTGGTTCGGGTTCCGGACCAGGTTCGGGTGTGTCCCCTTCATAAATAACCTTCGGGTAAATAAGTTCAAGGCTTCCCATTTCGGCATAAGGATTTGGGCTAGTGACTCGTTCATACCGTTCGTAAACCTTAAATTCAAAAATGAGGCTAGTCTCGTAAACATCGAAAAACGTGCTGTACCATCTCGGTTCGTAGACAAACGGAGCATTGTCCTCAAGTGTGCGGCACACGTTCTCAAAGTCCTGCCTCTTTTCTTCCTGCGGCTTGGACGGGTCTTGTGAATAAACAATGCAGAAATCACGTTTTGCAAACATATATCCGCATGGTTCGCGTTTCACTTCCCTGTCGAGTTCACCAACATAAATCTGCCCATACTCGTAGTTCCCGACAAAACGTGTGATTGATATACGTTTTGTCGGTAACATATCATGTATTTGCTTGCATATTTTTAATATTGTGTCCTGCATCTGAACTTCCCCTTAATGTGGTTTGTAATTCGGTGAGTAACCGCCCGAAATACCGCGTATAGCGCGGGAATCCAGTTCAAATTCCAAAGTTCTGTCCATCCACTGCCTTATTCGGGACTCAGCCTTGTTCGAAGTCCAGAACTCCGCAGAATCTGGGGTGAGGAACGTGATTGAGCCTATATACTTGCACTCTTTGAGTCTTCGAGAGATTATTCTGCTTATCTCGGACTTTATAGAATGTGGACCGCCGGAAAACGCAAGGTTCTTGTCGGGGCCATGAACGCCGCCGCGTGTTATGAAAGAACGTATGCCTTTTCTTTTTCGTCTGCGTCTTCTTTTCGGGTTGTCGCTCGGAGTATTGAAGACCGGTTTCGACGCACGGTAGATTCGCCACTTTCCGCCTATAAGGTTTCCAGTTAGCAACTGTCCCGCAACAGCCTTCCAACCAAACATCTGCATCGGGGCGTGTCGGCTTGTGCTTTCGACGGAAATCCCGACGGAAACGGCGCGTTTTGTATTCAGTGCTTTCAGACTGTGTCCGGCCAGTTTGTCCTTGTTACGTAATGTGACGCGCCACGAACGTTTGAGATTCCCTTCGTCCTGCGGGGAACGACGTTCGAGGAGTTCCTCAATATCGGATTTAATATTATTTAAGAAATCCTCTTTTTCCCGTTTTATTTCCACGAACAGCGCGGAAATCTTTGCATTATAGCGTATCTGATTAGGTTTTGAAGTTCCCATAAAACCTCCATAATGTGGTGTGAATCAATATGGGACGTAATGTGGTGTGTGAATCAATATGGAACGGGATTCTGTGCCTTAGTGTCGTCTATGTTTATCATCGCCCGATTGTAAGCCGTCCCGTACCGGACTCGCCCGCAAAATCCGTGTGATATGTTCTTACCGTCGTCCCGATAGCCAATAACATAGTCCCCCGGCTTTATGTCTACATCGGTTCCGACGTGGACGTTAAAATAGCTAGTTATTCGCAATGTATCGTCATTGTTTATGGCCAAATACGGTGCGCGGATTTCCTGCGTAACATACGCCTCAATCTGGGTGTAGACGTCTGAAAATTCCTCGTGGCTTATACCTGTTTCAGCATCGACGACGACCGAAGGGCGTTTTATGTCCACCTTATGTTTGAAAAGCGGCCTTAGTTTTTTGTAAATGGAAGCAAAATTGTAATGAAACATCTCACATTCCCTCCTCCCACTTGCGCCACTGAATGAGTCTGAAACGTTGCAGACGCTCACGATAGTTTCGCAAAAAGTCTATCTCAGCTTTTGTCTGTTCCGCAAGCGCCGCCGCGTCCCGATTGTACTTTGCAGTGGTTATTTCGTCCTTAACAATCGCATCGTCTATTCTTATCTCGCTTACATTTGCGAGATAGTCCGACGCGGACTCCGTTTCGTCCGGAACCGGCGCGAACTTTTTGTCCAGTTCGAAATCCTTAATGTTGTATTTGTAAATGTCTGTTGCCACTGCGACGAAGACCATTCGTGCGGCGGACGGAACTTCCTTTCTGTTTATGTAATTTAATATCAGTTCTTCCGCTTCGTCCACGGCACACTGCACAATCGGGTCGAAATTCTCGTCCGGAGCCGCTCCGAGTCCCGCCTTCACTTTGACAAGATTAAACACTGTCGTTTTGTCCACAGCCATAATCCACCTCCAAAATTTCCGGTTCTTGTATCCCGTCAAACGGGCCGGTTACGCAGGGGCATATTGCCCGCCCGTCCACGCAAACATAAACACATTGACCGTTGGAATCAACAAATTCCGTTACATATTGCGGGCAATACAGAGAATTTTGCGGAACACAACATTGTTCAGTTTCCGTTAGTAACAAAAGGCTTGTAAATAGTAATTCCACGTCGAAAACCTCCTATTTTTGAATTTTATTCGATTCACCGAAACGTGACTGAATTTTATTCACACCGAAATTCGGGATGTCGCCGAAGACCCTCCAAACACGAGTTGACATAATATGGCTTCTGGGCGCAAGAACGTAAGTAAGCGACGGAGATTTCCGTATGTTACCATCGCAACCCATTGATTTATAAGGAAATTTTTTCGTATTCCTATATAAAAACAATTTTCGATTTTTGACAACCCAAAACCTACAAAAGTTATGGCCGGTTTTACAGTGATTCGGCATTATTTGTATTTTATCGAATTTTCTGCGCGGCGACACCGACATTACGTGTCTGTCCCGGCGCGTCAGTCCCGCCCGACATTACGTGTCTGTCCCGGCGCGTCAGTCCCCACCCGACATTACGTGTCTGTCCCGGCGCGTCAGTCCCACCGACATTACGTGTCTGTCTGCGCAAACAAGAAACGCGCCCGGAATTGAGCGCGTTTGCTTGGAAATAACTAAAATGTTAATTATTCAGGACGGATGACAAAGCATTTGTCCATGAGGTCAAACTGCGGAAGCATGACTGCGGAACCGATTGCTTCGGTATTTATCGGGTCGTCCTTGTGTCTGCACTGGATGCAGAAGTTCTCGGAAGACGAGGCGACATCACGTTTCGCTTCACTATACATTTCGTCATACTGCGTAGGAGTGAGGCCGACGAGAACGTGGCCAAGCTGTCTGTTCGGGATAATCGAAATAACGTCCTCTTCCCAGTAGGGGAGTTCCGGTTCGTCTACATCCGGCCTGTAAGTATCGGAGTTCACGAGAATGTCGATGGGGACTCGGAGAACGTCTTCGATAACCTTTTCGACGGTTTTGTTAAAACCGTTCGCAGTGAGGATTGCGTTAATGCGCGGGTCGTTCTGAATATTGAGCCACGTAGTGCCGTTCATAATCCACGTGCAGCGAGTCTGTCCGTTCTTTTTCTGGTAGGCGTCCATAATCGGGCGCATATCCTCAAGAACGTTCGTAGTGCCCTGGGACGGTCTTGTGTTCCAGTAGTCTACGTTGTTCTCTTGCCATTTCCCACGAACGTCGTAATTGATTGAAACTGCCGACGGTGACACTTGCGTCTTCGGGGACGAAACTACAATCGAACCGTGCTGAAGAAGCTGGGCGCGGTAACGTTCGCCAACAACGTCCGGACCATTGAGGAGAATATCGACAACGTTTTCCATGTGGGACGCAAGCGCTGTCGCAATGGCAAGGTCGTTTGTGGCGAACTTAACCGCCTGCATTACTTCTCGCCGTTGTTTTTCGGTGAAAAGAACGCTATTTTTGAAGAACGGCATTTCCATTTTTGCCGTCGAAACGGGCTGTAAACCACGGATACGAGCGTTCGTGTCGTATGCGCAAAGGTCGAGGGCGACGTTCTGTTTTTCATACCCATAAGCGAGCGTGATGTCTACGTCCGTTGTTTTTCTGTAAGGGAACCATTTAGCAAGAGGTTTTTGATAGTTTGCGCCTTTGATTTTTTCCCAGAGCGCAACTACGTTCTTTGCGTTATAAAAAGTTCTGATGTCTGCCATGATAATACCTCCAATTCGTAATGTGGAAAAACGTTATTAGGTCGCCATTTCGCAGATTGCGGCGGCAGGGACGTTCCCGTTTGTAAGAGCCTGCGCCATTACAGAGAACGTAACACGCCCGTCAGACGGCAACGCGATAGAACTGTTAATAGCTTTGACAACAACCGTGTAAACGGTCGTTGAAGTTTTTGTGATACTGTCCACGTAGAAACCTGCCGGAAGTCCAATAGACCAGTTGATTGGCTTTTCGGCAATGCCGTCGATGAACGTGTCGCCAGTGAGAGTGAGAGTGTAACTGAGTCCTGTCGCATAAGCGTAGGCCGAGGCGGCAGTTCCCGCGACTGCGGAAAGAAGCACTGCGGCGGCGCTGTCCATGTTCGAGCCGTAGAAATTGAAGTTCCGAAGGGCGGTTTTGCACGCGGCTTGATACGTAATTCCAAGCGCGGCGGCGTTTACTTCGTTCACGGAACCGCTGAGCGCAATGGGAATCGGACCGCCGCTGTCGGTAACATCCCAGTTCTCGAAGACAAGCCCGATACAGTCGGCGTCATTCGAGGGGACAGGAGTTCCGGCGAGGACGATATAATGGGTGCGCTCGCCGTCATTTTTTTGAACCGCAAGCGAAGACTGTTTCTGAATGTTGTAGGTTGTGGTCGTAATGCCTTCTGACATTGCGAAAACCTGAGTGTCAGTAATAAGTTTTCCTACATATTTGAGCGCCATAAGTTTACCTCCACATTAAGGAAATAGTTTGCTTAAAACTTGCTTGTTAGCATACTTGCAAGTTGTTCTACAAAACCTTCGGACGATATGCTTGTCGGAACTTTCGGAGCCTGAGTCCCGGCTACAACCTTAGGGGCCTGTTTGACAAGACCAAGATTTTGAGGTTGTGTTTGGGTTTGCTGATTAAAAAGATACGGTTTGCTTTGCTTGAGCTGTTCTACCGTATAGCCTTTCATAAGAAGGTCCGTGCAGACTTCCATATCGACGACGTTTTCATTTTTAAGTGAGAGCAACGCCTCGAAACGTGCGAGTTTTGTTTCAAGTTCGGCGATTCTGTCGCCGTTTGTTTTCTTCGGCTGTGCAGCCGGAGTTTCTTTTTTATCGGGAACAGAAACTTGTTGCTGTACAGATTGTTCCTGACTGACCTGTCCCTGTTGTACAGACTGTTGCTCCGACTGTTCGTTCTGCTGAGAACTTTCTGCCGTCTCAAAGGAAGTGTTCTGAGTTTCGTTTTCAAGCATAATATCCTCCAAAATTTGCCTAAATATAGTTTAACAGTGCCGCCACACTGCGCGGCTAAACATACCTTTTTGCAATGTCAAGTCAAATTTTTTACCACGTTCCAAAAAATGGGTCGTATTCCCACGTTTGTTTCCCGGGCTTCTTTCCGTCGGAACGGACGTGATTCAAGTTCCTGTCGTCTATGACTGGGACTAGGTGCAGCTTTTCGTCAAGTTTTCTGTTTTCTTTACCCATATACCAAATGTGGACGTATTCCGGACGCGAGCGAAGACGAAGTCCCTTGCAAGCAGGCCAGTACTCGTTCAGTTCGTCGTAATGTAGATTGTTCGGAAAGCGGGCGATGTCCGGCGCAAAGTTTCGCAAGTAATTGAAAGAAACGACGTATGCTTTTGGGAACTTGGTAAATATCTTTTTTATTATCCCTACAAGCTCTATGTCCAGATTATCGAACCCGTCCCCGTAATAAATACCTGCCCCATAAGTTGTATATGGGGGGTCTACAATCCAAAGACTAGGTTTGTTTCTGTCACACAAAGAACGTTCGACAATCCAGTCCAGCCAATCCTTCCAGTCCACTTTACCGAGCGTGACCGTAGTGTTCGGGATATAAGAACGTAGACTTATTCCCTTCCAAAATTCCTGATGGTCAGTTAGACGTTTTCGATAATGTCGTGAAGCACCATAGTTTGTAAGAAAACGTATAACCCACGGGTCGAGTTCCGGGCAGTTTCGTTTTGTGTAGTCGTCTATCCGTTGGCAGTCTTCGTCCGGGAGAAGTTCGTTCCTTCGGAGTTGCGGATTGTCATCACAACAGACGGACTTGTACCACAACAGATGTTCCATAGCTTTGGGTGAAAACAGGTTTGCGTAGTCATCATAATCGTTCGTGAAAGTGTTCACGCAGATTCCGAGTCTGTGCGCCGCGACTTGAACGAGATGCGTAAGATAGAAACTACCTCCGAACACGTCGAAGACGTTACTTTGAACTTTGGGCAACATTTTCATTAGCAACTGCATAAGCCAGTCCCGCCGGTTGGACTTGTTACCGACAAACGGGAACACAGGTTTAGCGAAGGGCTGAATAACTAGTTGCCCGTCAATTTTTGCTTTTTTGAGCTTGTCAATAAAAAAATCATTTTTTCTGATTTTTAGCACTCGCATAAATCCTCCTTATTACGCGATATTAAAAATTGCCACAATTCACTTTTCGCTTGCTTTTTTCTGAATTGTGTTAGATAATAGCAATCGTTCTGAGGGGGCAAGTCCCCCGGTGAGATGGAGTGTTGGTT